CAACGGACTGAAAATCCGTGTGTCGACAGTTCGATTCTGTCCTGAGGCACCATTTGTATTCCATGCGGTTGTGGTGGAATGGCAGACACGCCATCTTGAGGGGGTGGTGAGCTAACGCTCGTGCGGGTTCAAGTCCCGCCAACCGCACCAAGCCAATAAAATAAGGGTTTACAGGTAATTCTGTAAGCCCTTATTTTTGTTTGACATCATAAAGTCTTGTGTGGTTTGACATCATTTTGACATCAGAATATTTTAGAGATGCGCTCCACGATGTCATCCTCCATCTTAGGAGTGACATGTGAATAGGTGTCCATTGTTTCTTGAAATGAAGCATGCCCTAGACGTTCCTGTATGGCTTTCATATTTGCCCCATTTTCGATGAGAAGAGTGGCGTGGGTATGTCTTGTGCCATGCATTGTAAAAGATGGCTTGCCGATTAAATTAGCGTATTTCTTGCATAGCTTGCTAACTTCATCAGGACAGCGAGGGGCACCTTTAATACCAGGAAATACTAGATTGTTATTAATCCAATTCATAGTCTTGATTCTGCGTTTATCTATGACTGTTTTATGCTTCATAAGCTCCTGGAGTGTTTCCGTATTAATGGCTATTATCCGTTTTGATGATGTTGTTTTAGTTGTGTTTGATATAACTGCAGTTGATCCGATTTTGAGTGCTGTTTGTGAAATGGATATGGTCGACTTTTTAAAGTCGATATCAGACCATCTTAGGCCTAGTAATTCAGAGCGCCGCATACCGGTTGCAAATGCTAATTTAAATAGTGCATGGTGTTCGGTGTTTGAGATATTGGACAGAAAATTTTTGACTTCGTTTGCAGATAATGTGACCATTTGGCGAACCTTAACTTGTTTAGGCCGATCTATATTTTTCATATAATTCTTAGGGATTATATCATCTTTTACCGCTTGCTCTAATATAGAACCTAGGATTGTCATGGTGTAGGATATAGTTCTTGATGACAATCCGTCCATTGACTCAAAGACATATCGTAATGTATTAGGTTTGATTTCAGCTAACTTTACGCCGCCGATTTTATCTCTAATATAACGATTAATGATTCCTGTATAACTTTGATAGGTAGCTGGTGTTATACTCTTTTCTTTTAATTGCAGCCATATATTAATCCAGGTATTTAATGAAATAGTATCATCGAAATTGGCACATGATTGATTAGTATTTACGTATTTCTCCATAGCTTCTATAGCCGCTTTCCTGGTTGTGCCATAAAAGTATTTACGCTTGCCGCTTATCATCTTTGATACCTGGTAGCGACCGTCGGATCGTTTTTTAGCCATAAAAATAACCTCCTTGGCTTAAATTTGGGTATGAGAAATAAGCCTTAGAGGTTTTGTGGTATAATGTTATTGGAGTAAAAATGAAGTACCTCTAAGGCTAGGTATGTAGTTTTTAGTAGCCCTCACTGCGGTGAGGGCTTATTTTTTTGTATAAGAGAGAGGAGGGGTTTTCTACGTTTGCCCCAAATAGATTAAAAATCTATTCTGTGTATCTGCCGGCATGTCTGCGATGTTCGCATAACACTGAAATAAAAAAGGCCTTATTTCCCGGTCGCCCTCGTCAATACCATTAAATACAGATAAGAAGTCGACAATAAATTGTTTTTTAAGATAATCAGTTTTTAGTAAAACCATCATCGATAACATTACACCATATACACCCTTAAGATATACTTTTTCGTTTTTCTCGATCTTCTTCTTTTCTTTCTTTATTAAAATTTTTCCGGGTAAACATTTTGACAATGTACTAGAAGGGATTTTTCGTGTCTCATCAGTTCTAAGAGCAGTGAAATCAAGATTATGTGCTGCTGCATTTCGAAACACTCTAATGGCCTCTAATGCGCAAATAATAAAATTAGTTTTATCGTTAAGTGGAATTATCTTGTCAGGTTCGTTAGGCAACAATTCGTTTACAACGTCGTCGCGTTGGGCGTTCTTTAACAGTTTAAAGAGATTAATGGAATTACTAAATGATAGGTTTTTTAATAGTATCCACGGTGGAATGTGGTTATGGTGTTCACGATAATATAAAGTAGGGTTGTTTGCGATTTTATCATCATTTCTTGTTTTGAAACATTCGAGTTGAACAGCGTCAAACGTCAATACATTATTAGGATTTTGATAAGACTCTTTATATTTTGACTTTGCTAAATACACTGACATATCTACACCAAAATCTCTAGATAAAGTGTAAGCTAGTTTTGTTTTAAATATATTTTCAATAAACATACTATACTTTAAAATGAATGCTTGTATAGATCTGTCAAACATAGAAAGGCTATATAACTGTTCTATAGTAGTACCTTCAATAAAATGCTCTCCGTCCGGTATAAAATGTTTTTGGTACCGATTAATTAGATCATAATAAGATATTGTATCTAAAGCATGAATCGCAAATTCTTGATTGCTTATGTTTAGATTTCTAGTACGTAATAATTCAATTTGTTGCTCGTAAGTTTTAAAAGGCTTGTCATAAATTATCAAAATTCAGCCTCCTATATAATAAAAGGAGCCCCGCTACCAATGATAGCAAGGGCTCCAGTGTCCAACAGTCACGCAATGTGGAAAGGGACAGTTCACTATCATTAGTATACATCATATAAAATAAGTTTTCAATACTTATTCTCTTGTGAGTAAAACAGTATCGCCTATCTTTATAGGCGTTATTTTAGGCGCGGAAAGATTGTCAGAAATATCATCTTTATTGACATTTAATGGGACGGTTCGAGCAATAGTTTTTTGAAGTACAGATACCGGACTAAATAGAGTACTAGTACGTCTAACAATGCGCTGACATACAGAGAATTGAGCATAAGGGGCTGTAATTTCAATAACAGCTTTTATACCGTCATACGCGCCGTAGTTTACGCCATCTATAATTAAGTCTTCACCAGGTTCAATTATTCGTAAAACATCGCCCTCCTTGGCACCGTCGTTTAGACCATAATTGATTAATACTGTGTTTTCGTTTTCAATAGCAATAATTTTATAGGTATCAAACATAATGTCCTCTCCTTTTGTCATAACACATGATGATAAAAATTAATACCCTCTACATCGTCAACTTCCCGTGCATTGGCCATACGTTCAATTAAATCAACATTAGCGATACTATACATATCATCGTGTATAATATGCCCTAATTCATGTAATATCCCTTTGCGTTGCATCTCTCGTGGCTTGTTGCTATTGACTAGGATGGTATATGTACCATCCTCATTTAGTTTTAGAATGGCAGTTTGAGTTTTACGTAATTTTACATAGATTAAATTAATGTTCACGGAATCAGCCCCTTCGTAGGGATATTTTATATCACGATACATGAAATTTTTTACGCATGTTTTTTTGCACTTGATTTGTAAAAATCATCAAAAAAATACCGTTAACAGTAATAGGTAACATCAAAGAAATATATCCATTCTGTGTAAAGTAATATATTAATAATGCGAGCAAGATGGAAATGCTAGAAACAATAAATGACATAGCTTGCATTTCACGAACACATGAATTTATTATATTTTCATAATTTGCCATGTTATTTGCCTTCTCTTTTCTTTAATCCCTCAATCATATTAACTACAAAATCTATATCATCCTTAGACATATCCTTGCTGGCATCAAATAAGATTCGTAAGTTTGGATTATCTTTTACCGCTTGTGCGTATTTTGATACTTCCGGATCTATATAGTACTCTTTAGGAGCGTCATTCCAGTCCATTAGATATGCTGGGGTCGTATTTAATACTTCAGCAAATTTTTCAATTTTATTTCTCGCTATATCTACAGCTCCAGACTCTATTTTATTTATAGTTGACCTGGATTTATATCCCATTTTTATAGCTAAATCTTCTTGTGATAGCCCCAATTGTATCCGCCTCTCTCTAATTCTGTCGTAAATGGTCTTATTCATATTAAAAGTCCTCCTTGAATATAGTATATATAATAAGTTCTTAAATTTCAACATTTTTTTACTTTTTCATATAAAAATGTTGACATTTTTTCTACATGATGCTAATATATGACTGTAGAAAATATTTCAACAAAAAGGAGGTGATAATGTTGGGGTTTAACGGCAAAATGCTGTCTCGCAAGATTTATGATACCGGCATAAAGAAAAAGGTTTTAGCTGAACGATTAGGCATATCGCCATACGGATTAGCAATGAAAATCTCTGGTAAAAATGAGTTCAAGAATAGCGAAATTATCACTATATGTGAATCATTAAACCTTACGCCGGATGAACGAGATTCTATTTTTTTTAGCTAAGCGTTGAATTAAATTCAACACATTGCAAGAAAGGAGGAGAGATGAATCAAAGAAGTAGTTTTGTTGTCAACACAATTCGACAATAAAAAATACTACGTAATAGACCTGAACGGTAATCTATCACGTAGCATCAAAGATGGATTGATATTTTTAAGTCGGGACGATGCAGATATGTATATACCTGGCATTGAGTCGAAATTAAAAATAGTTTTAGACGGGGCTGCAAATCTTGTTAATGCAGAATCAATTAATCTTATGAGTATAATTTCTGACACACTTTTCGAGCGCATATCGTGCTCTGGAAATAATAATTAATGCCTCAATAGTTGATTGATAAGTATCATTACTTAGGTATTTGGGTGTATGTGCTTTGGGATTCCTGTATAGATAAACAATTGCATTTAGCAACGAACGGAGACCATTGTGATCTGATTTTTCATCATCAGTTTGAAATTTATTCATAACGATTATCGGATTCGAACCTTCAAAACATCGATTTACTAGAGTACTTCCATCTAAATCTAATCCTGATATAGAGCGCAATTCTGCTAATAGGCATTTACAAGATTCAAATATTAAATGGAATAGATTTTCTGAAATAATTTCAGGTCTACAGAACGCAAGTATCTGAGGATGAATTGAAAATCTATGCAGATCTGCTTTCAATCGACTTACAACCTCGGTAGCCTCGTCTAGTGTTGTTGCAGGAGTTACTTTTATTACCTTTCCTGTAGGAAGAAGTTTAAGCCCGATAAAACTTAAAAGTGTATTTAATGAATCTAATGCATCAGTAAAATCATTTTGTCTTTCTACGAAGAGTGACGGAGCCATAATGTATTCAATTATTTTTATCATTGGATCGTAGGAATTGTTCTTATTACATTCATTAGCGACTCCATTATAAATACGTTTCCATTTTGTATCGATATCAGGAAGTTCACAGTTAATACCTAAATTAGCAAACATTATTGTTATTTCTTGTCCAGTTAATAACTCACCTAGTATTTTACAAATTTTTGTGATTTGTAAACTATTCATTTATATCACTCCCTTTCATCAAAATTATACATGAACGGGAGGTGAAGATAAATATTTAATTAACAAAGGAGAAAATATGTACAACACAAACAACTGATTTAGTTCTATTGATTAAAAACTCATAAATTTGCAAAACATATAAGCCACCAACAAACGTTAGTGGCAGTAGCGAGGGGCATTAAATGAAAGAGGAAAAACATATTAAAATACTCCGCCAACAGCTGGAACTATTGACGGAGTTGCAAAAACAAGTGGATGATCCACAAATAATCATGGAGTTATCTGACAAAATAATTGTGTTATCTGATGCACTAACTAATCTAGAAGAATCACAAAATAATAAATTATCTGTTTGGAAAGACGCATCATTAATTTATCAATTAGCCTTATCAATTCAAAATAAATGTGCAAAAGATATAGATGAATTATTTGCTCTGGGCAGTGACAAAAGCAAATAGCATCTGCATAACTGCGATAGCAATATGTTGATGCTTGTGGAGTACATTAGAAAATTTTGATAATAGACCTTTTTGCACGGGGATATCATTACTTAAGTTTGTTTCTAGCAAATGGAGCATTTTTCTAAACGCTTCTTTTTCTTCCATAGATATATTTTTGTCATTGTCAATTAGATTTGAAATTGAATTTATGGATTGATCTATAGAAATTGAAATATTTTCTTGTGAACCAATTATAGAATTTCCATTTATAGTGCCAATGTTAAATATATTGGTTGCATTAGAGCGTTTATGAGCACGCTGATAGTCTGTTTCATATTTTAAAATGGCGCCATCAGTCATTCCCAAAGGTTTTACATCTATAACATGGTAGTTCTTTTTGTTATGAACCAAGATATCGCCTTCTATTATATCTGAAAATTCTAATGTTTGAATGGAGTTTGGATATTTACTAGAACAGAAAAATCCATACACTTTGTCAGCGATTACTTTATTATTTCGTATTACAGTAAATAATTCAGACATATTTTTAAATGGGGTAACCGGCATTTTGAATTTCATTATAATCACCTCCTTTCAAGGTGATTATACAAACAATTATTTAAGAATACACAAAATATTCATGAAAATTTTATGAACATCTGTAAAGAAGATATAAAGGAGGATTATTGTGGACAGGAATAAATTATGTATAACAGTCGCTGAAGCTGCTGAACTAGCAAGCGTCCCCCAAGATGTAATTCGCCAATGGGCGGCTGACTTTGATTTTCCGTCGATGAAGATAGGGGCCCGAGGCGGAAAACGATTGATTCATTTAGATTCGTTTAATGCATGGCTAGGGAAACGATGCCAAGCAAGAATAGGAGAGTGAAAAATGAAGAAATTAGCGGGTGCCATGCTGATTACATGCTTTGGAATTTTAGAAGGCTCAGATGTACAAGGGTACGAGTTGCATTCATCGACTATGCTACTGTTGCTTTTATGCACTGTATCTGCAGTAGCTATTCTTTATAAATCATTTAAGGAGGATGAGCATTATGGACGATATTGATGTGATTGGTGTGTTATTTATTCTTGTTGTGATGGCCGTTTGTATTATGTTTTATGGCGGTCTGGTTTGGGTACTAATACGATGAGACGTCCGGTTCGAACATGTACGAAATGTGGAGTTAGGTTAATTCCACACACTTATAACTACATTTATGACGGGATAAATCGTAAGGCGATTAGAGTGTGCAAGCATTGCCACGATGAACATGTTCGCCGTAAAAGTAAAAATGCCCTCACGCACGGCAATGCGTAAAGGGCAAAGATAAAAATATCCTATATAAATTATACCAGATAAGGAGATAAAATGCCTGAAATAAAAGCAATAAAATCTAAACCTGCTGTAAATGCATTTGATTTTAATTTCTTTGCAGATAACAGGGGCAAACACGAATCATTACAAAAGGTAGCTATAGTTACTACAAATAGCTATATCAAACTTTCAATGCCGGCTTACAGGAAATTAAAAGGCCCGGAATATTTCAAAGTCGGTATAGATATTAACAATAAAGTCATTTGTGTGGCGCCTGCGATTGCAACAGAGCCATATGTAATTAAACCAACAGCAGCACAAATTGAAAAAAATACTATTTATATTTCTAAAAGTCGTAGCGTAATTCAAAAACTTCAGGAAATTGGAATTCCCAAAATCGTTGAAGGGAAATTAGTTGATGATGAATTACTGTTTAAATTCTAAAGGAGAAACTATCATGGAAAATCAAAATATCTTAACAATTAAATTCAATGACACAGAAGATCTTGCACTTAAAATCGCAGAATGGAATGAAATTTTAAACCATCAATGCTGCGGTAGTTGCCATGACAGCAAAGCGCCTACAGCAACAGTTTGTGAAACTATCGATGTAGATGTGGTAACGCCTAAAGTCAATCCTAAAACTGTAAAAATCAGAAAGGTTGAAGCGGAAGAAGAAACACCAAATAAAGTTGCTAAAGCAGAACAAGAACAAGAACAAGAACAAGACATTCATGTGACAGACTTCGAAGGTAATCCGACGAAACTTAATAAAGAAGAAAAAGTTAAACCTGCTGCATCCCCTAAACCTGCTGAAACAACAAAGGTCGAAGAGCAGACTCCAATAGAAACACCTAAACAAGATACAGAACTAGATGTTACTGCTGAGCCTGTAGATAAAAAAGCTTTTTATAAGGAATTCCGTGAATGGATGGGCGAGGATGGTGTAAAGGCTAAAAAGGCAATTGCTGTTTTCGGTAAACATGGTGTTACTCGTCCGTCAAGCGACTCTTTGACAGATGATCTTATCACCGATTTAAAATCCATTATGGCAGAGGAGGCTTAAATATGGCTAAACAACAATTTAAAAGCCAAGCAGATATATGTAAGAAGTCGCTAGACATATTACATAAGGCAATCGAAATGGATCCTGGTAATGCGGAAGAATACCAAGCGGGCATAGCGTATACAGAAGGTGTCATGAAAGCATCTAATGCAATTGTAAAAGCATTTGATGTGGTAGAGCCTCCTAAGGCAGCTGCTTCTAAAGACAAAACGGGGGATACTGCAAAGGAAGAAAAGCCAAAGCGTAACCGTAAGTCTAAAACGGCTAAAGAACCTGCACCAGTTGATAATGAACCAGCTACAGATGAAACACAGCCAATGGTTGAGCCTAGTGTAGAAGAAAATGCTGACCTCTTTGCTATGTTTGGCGATTAAGGCGGTGGTGTTCTGTGGAAACTGTGTCAAGTTTATACATCAGTAAAATGTTCGATAGCATCATAATTGAAAAACATTATGATGCTGCTTATACAACAATTCACCATTGTGACTGCAATAATACATTTGGTGGTACATGGAATCGCAAATATAGCATGGGTAGCGGATATTATACAGGTGCGAAATATTATGTTTGCCCTAATTGTGGGACTCGCTCCGAACCATATGTACACAAAGTGATATTAACATGTGATGACGAGGAATTATTTCCTAAAGAAATGTTTTTTGAGGTCATTAATTGCAAAGACTTTCTCGATCTTCGTATTAAATATAAAGGTATCCAGTTGTTTTGGGATGGAACGTCTGAAGATGGCTCTTATAAAGAAGTTTTGCGTTTTGATTTCAAAGCCAGAAAAGCTTTTTATATCGATGAAGATAAGAGAAAACATGAACTCACGGTCGATTATATTCGTGATTCTAATAATCCGATTATGCCAATTTTAAAGTACATAGGGAAATCGTATGCAGTACATGGAGTTAATAAAGAACATTTGGCAAAACTCCTCAAAAGCCTGCGCCTAATATTTGAAAAGCGCTTAACAGAACAGTGTGGATATAAAGTAAAAGATGTTTATATTCCGCACTCGATTAGTGAATATGGCGGATATGGGATTTCTATGTTGGTTAATATGATCTTAAAGCTTAGAGCTCCTGATATGCCTGCTGTCACTAAAATTATTAAAAGCAACATTAAATGGACTCCACGCTATTGGATGGGTTCCATAAGAGATCTACATTTTGATGATTCGATTTTAACTATGACTAAAAAGGGGACCGGATTCTTAGAAGCATTGAGAATTTATCATCGAGCTCCTGATAGTAAATTATTGCGTAGCATGATGGTTAATGACCCTATGATTGTTAAGTTATCAGATATGCTGAATGTTTTTAAAGACGAAAATAATCGAAGGACAATATTGACGCTTAATCGAGACAAAGGGTTTGATGATGTATCTGCAAAAATAATTAATGCAGCTCATTTAGATGAGAATATGGGCGTTAGGACTGAAAAAATACTTAATATGTGGATTGGCCTTTCCAAACGATATGGCGAACGAAATTTATTGCGGTATTTGTTAAATGTCACTGCATCAGATATCAGGGATATTGTTAACATGTACAGTCAAATAAATGGTAAGTATATAGCTCAAGTTTGGAATATTAATTGCAAGTTAAAAGACTTCCATGATGTTGTAGTTAATATTTACAACAAACAGGAGTACGGCGACGTAATTCTTCCGGAAATTCCTCAGCTACAAGCTGATGTAAACGGAATGCACTTTATGATTCCTAAGACTGCTGCTGATTTAATGACTGTAGGTAAACGGTTAAAAAATTGCGTTGGATCATACCGAGATAGAGTCATGAAAGGGACTACTGCAATAGTGGTGGTCACTGACGATGCAATGAAGCCAATCGCGTGCCTAGAATTGGACAACAAGGGCAAGAAGAGAGGCCGTCAAATGTTCGACTTAGTGCAGGCTAAGCTATTTGCTAATGAAAAGCTTAAAAAGAATGCTCAAATTAACTCGACGGTCATGAAATGGGCCAATCAATTAAAGATTGAACCTCATACCATCGATGTAGATGCCACTGTTGTATAGGAGAATGATATGAAACTCACAAAATTAGAATTACTAAATTTTAAAGGGCTAAAGTCCTTTGCCATGAATATTAATGGCGATGTCGTAATCCGTGGTGATAATGCCACCGGGAAAACTACTGTGTTCGACTCAGTATGCTGGTTGCTGTTCGGGAAAGATAGCCTAGATAGAGCTGACTTCGAAATTAAGACATTGGATGGTGGCGAACCTATCCATAAAGTCAATCACGAAGTAACTGGGACCTTTACATTAGATGACGGCGGGACGATTGAATTACAGCGAGTATATCGTGAAAAGTATTCATCCCCTCGTGGTGGTGAAGTAACTCTCACCGGACATACGACAGACTATTTTGTCGATGGTGTACCTAAGAAAGAAAAAGAATACAAAGAGATTGTAAATTCTCTGGTTGATGAAAATATCTTCAAATTGATTACAAATCCGTTGTACTTCAATGAGACGTATTCATGGCAAAACCGCCGTAAGTTATTACTTGAGATGTGTGGCGATATTTCAGACGAAGATGTTATCGCCAGCCATAATGAATTAAAAGCTTTAACAGATATCTTATCTGGTCATAGCGTTGACGATCATCGAAAAGTGGTCGCATCTAAAAAGGCAGCTATTAATAAAGAATTGGATATGTTGCCAGTTCGTATAGACGAGGCCTTACGAGGTAAACCTGAAGTTACTGCTAATCCGGAAGTGTTACGACTTAACATCGATACCTTAAATGCAGATATCGAAAAGTTAGAAAACGATAAGGCGTTATTGCAGAATGGCCACTCTCTCGTTGATAAACGTGCTGAATTAAAAAATGTACAACGTAAGATTATGGCTCGTGAAACAGAACTGCAGATGGAATATAAAAAACAATATTCCCTGAAGTCTAATGAATATGATGCTGTTGTAGCTGAAATCAATAGTCTGACAGCTAGACTTGAGGATACAAAACGACGTATAGATGACTCAGCAGCGTCCATCAATCTTATTCAAGGTCTAATTGGAGAATTAACTATTCAACGAAGTCAGATTAATGCAGAAACATTTGTGGCAGATATTAATGATCATTGCCCAACATGTGGGCAAAAACTTCCTGAAGAGCAAATTCAAGATGCTTATGCTAAAGCAGAAGCGAATTATAATCTCAAGAAGTCTAAGCGATTAGAAGAGATTGAACGCTCTATCGCCCTAAAGGAACAAGATATTGAAGGTATCAAAAAGCGAGATTCTAATTTAGAGTCTGTGGAAACAATAGAGGCTCTTATTAAAGCAAAAGAGCTTTTAAAGGAAACCATAGCCGAAGAGATTGGAATGTTAACTGCACCAGTGCTTAATGATGACTCCGAATATGCTGATTTAAAAGCAGAGGAGCTCATGTTACAACTGGCGATTGATGACGATAACTCTGATTACTCGGAAGAAATTGCCGAACTCGAGATTAAAATATCAGACAACAAAACCGAACGTATGAAGTTAGAACAAGAGCTCAATAAGTTTGCTGAAATTAAGCGCATTGAACTCCGTGTGTCAGAACTCGAGGCAAAGCAGGCTGAATTATCCGAAGAAAAAATGAAACTCGATGAAGCATCATATCTTATGGATGAGTTCGTAAAAGCCAAAGTTAATATGCTCGAAGAAAGTATTAATGCAAGGTTTAAATTGGCTCGTTTCAAAATGTTCAACGTCATGTTGAATGGCAATGTTGAAGAATGTTGTGAAACCACCTATAAAGGGGTACCATACCGCAGCATGAACAACGCAGCACGCATTAATGTAGGGTTAGACATTATCAATGCATTAACTAGCTACTTCAAAGTTAATGCTCCGGTGTTCATAGACAATGCGGAAGCTGTTACTGACTTTATACCTGTTAATAGCCAAACAATTAAATTGATCGTTGATGAATCAGAACCACAATTAGTGGTTAAGGAGGGGTAAGTATGACTGACTTACAAATTTTTAATAATGATAGATTTGGACAAATTCGGATTGTACCGGTAGATGGCGAATTAATGTTTGTCGCTAAAGATGTATGTGATTGTTTAGAAATCACAAAGTACCGAGATGCAATCAGCCGACTAGATTCTGATGAAAGGGGGTCGGTTAAACTGGACACCCCTGGAGGAAAACAAGATATTGCTGCTATTAACGAATACGGGCTATATAACCTCGTGCTTTCAAGTCGAAAACCTGAAGCAAAAGAATTTAAACGTTGGATTACACATGATGTGATTCCTGCTATTAGAAAAACTGGGTCCTACTCTATATCAATTCCAAAGTCACTACCTGAAGCTCTTAGAGCATACGCCAATGAGGTGGAATCGCACAATGCAACAAAGGCTATCGTTGCTCAACAAGAGCAACAGATCGCTGAATTTAAACCAGTTAAGGATTACGTTGATAAAATCCTCTCAAGTAAATCTTGCTTAACCATCACCCAAATTGCCGCTGACTACGGCATGAGTGCTCAAGAGCTAAATAAGATTTTGCACGAAGCTGGTCTACAACGTAAAGTCGGTGATCAATGGATTCTCTACAAACAACATATGTCGAAGGGCTTCACTAAATCAGAAACATTTACATTCTGCAGAAGCGATGGTCGCTTAGACTCTAAAATCACAACTAAATGGACTCAAAAGGGCCGTTTAGAAATTCATAATATTTTATCTAACTTAGATATCCACGCTGTATGTGAAAACGTGGCATAGGAGGTACATAATGGCTAATGAAGTAGCTGTAAAGCAACATACAAATTTACCTGGCTTTCAATCTGCAGAAGGATTTGAACTATTACAACGACAAGCAAAAATGTTTACACATTCCACGTTGGTCCCTCAACAATTCCAGGGTGAACAGAATATGGGAAATGCTATTATCGCATTGGAAATGGCAACTCGAATGAACGCTAGCCCATTAATGGTAATGCAAAATTTATATATCGTATATGGCAATCCTGGTTGGTCTTCAAAATTTTTGATTGCAACATTCAATCAATGCGGTCGATTTGAAGCTATTAAATATAGACCTACTGGCGAAAAAGGAACAGACTCTCAAGGTATTATTGCTTATACTCGTGAAAAGGGTTCAGATGAAATTATCGCAGGTCCTGAAGTAACAATCGCACTAGCCAAACAGGAAGGTTGGTATGACAAGAAAGGCTCTAAATGGAAAACTATGCCGGATCAAATGTTACGTTACAGAGCTGCAGCATGGTTGATTAGAACTACAGCACCTGAAATTTCAATGGGGTTGCAGACTGCAGATGAAATTATTGATGTTGAAGGAAAGGTCATCGATACGGCCGATATAGTCGCGGAAACCATTAGTCAAAATGCTAATAGCGAAGTAATCGATATTGAGCCTGCACCTACCAGTGAGTTTGTTAATCCGGAAACTGGCGAAGTGGTCAATATGTTCGGTGATTAATTGTGATTAGTATTCAAGCATTCGGTAGTAGCTCAAAAGGGAACTGCTACCGAATCAAAACATCAACAAATGGTGATGAATTGCTGCTAGATGCAGGGTTATCATTTAAAGAAATTCAACGCTATTGTCGCTTTAACTTCCTACACCTATGTGGCACGTTACTTACGCATCAACACGGAGACCATAGCAAGGCTGTAAATGATCTATTAAAGCTAGGACATCGTGTATATATGCTAAAAGACACTGCGGATGCATTATATGTAGCAGGGCATCACAAAGCCATCTATATTACGCCTAAAGTTCAATTTACGATAGGTAATTTTAGCATTCTACCTTTTGAATTAGAACACGACGTTCCTAATGTTGGATTCTTGATTTCTGACGGTGAAGAAAAAATCTTATATATTACCGATGCCTATTATTGTCGGTATTCGTTCAAAGATGTTGATCACATCATGGTTGAATGTAATCATTCCTATGAAATTCTAAATAAGCATGTAGAAGCCGGTTACCTGGATGAAAAACGAATGGAGCGGTTAATTCAATCTCATTTTTCACTAGAAAATGTTATTAAATTCCTCAAATCTATGGACCTAGCTAAGTGTCAAGACATACGGCTACTACATTTGTCTGATAGCAACTCAGATTCAGAATTATTTAAGCAAGCTGTTCAAGCTGCTACTGGCAAGCTAGTAATCGTAGAGCAAGAAAGGAGCCCCTTATGATCATTAAATCAATTCAAATTAAAGATAACGATATCAGTATCGCCTACCAAAAAACATCTGCTACAGGGTTAACGGATGTATTCACGCTAAAGTCTAAAGACGATCCGCGTCCTGAGCTTCTGCAAGCATTCAGTAAACTGCAGTCTATTGTAAAGAAGAACTTTGAATTTTTAGAAGAATTTAAAATTCCATTTTTGGTAAATACATTTAAATTTAAGTATGGCGACATTGAAGGTCTTATTAACCAGGTTGGTGTTGAAGGTATCGTGTCTGATATGAACACTCCTAACGAATTTAAATTTAAAACGGACTGGTTAAATGTTGAATATGCAGACTCTACATTTGCTATCTCTGTTCAAGACTTAATCGATGAGTCCGTCAAATTTATTATGGGGCGCAGAGCCCAGGATAATTTATTTGTAGATGAGGAATGATGAATGGCCAAGGATGTATATTACTTCAGCCACGATGTTAATGCGAGCAATGATCCTAAAATCGTGGCAATGGAGTCAGAGTTTGGGGTTATTTCATATGCCTGGTGGTGGAAATTAATTGAAAAACTAGCTTCATCCGAGGACTACAGACTGCCTTTTAAAAAATATACTTTTATTGCGCTTGATAAAGAGTTAGGGATTTTGAACGAAAATGAACGACCGTTGAACGAAAATGAACGACCGTTGAACGAAAATGAACAAGGTTTCTTTTGTTCAAATAAATCTTTTTCGTTCATAAATTCGTTAATTTATGATTTTGAATTGCTTGAGTGCGATGACGAGTATTTTTGGTCTCCTAGTTTAATCCGCAGACAAGAAGAGCGAAGAAGTAAATTTGAAAAAAAGCAGGAACAACGTAGGCTCGCAGGCATTAAAAGTGGTGAAGCTAGAAGAAAAAAGGAACAAAATCGAACGACCGTTCAACGAACTTCAACGGTCGTTGAACAAAACGAACAAAAGGAAAGGAAAGGAAAGGAAAGTATATATTCATATTCATATTATAGCGACGCTGAAAATGAAAAATCAGATAAGAATATCTTATCCATGTTTGATGAATCTAAAAAACATGATTCATATAAAAACGTGTTCAAAATTTATATGAATGATGTAGGTGAGATTTCTTCGGTGACAAAAGAGAAACTAGAATGTCTTGTTAATGACTTTGGTGAAAATGAAGTTATTAATGCTATTAGTAAATCTAGCGAAGTAGGGAAAGCTAGTATCGCATACATCACAGCCGTTCTAAATAATAAGATTAGGGAGGAGGCAGCAAAGGGTGGAACAAGCAAATGTAACAGCAATGCTAGAAGCGTGTCTCGAAAAAATTCGAGAAAGGACGAACACGTCGACTGGCAAGCGGAATATGAAAGAGTCCACGGGAAAAAATGAGTTCTTCTATCCGATATATGACGAACCAGTAGTCATTCAGACAAACGTTAATACAACCTATGCTGCAGTCGGAATTCCTAGGCGCTATTATTCTATGGATTTTGACTGGTTGCGTAAAAATGGTAGTTTTTCAAAGGAAAACGCTGAAGCTTACGATGTGGTTAAAAAGTATTCTAATAATCTGAAAACTAATCTTGATTCTGGCAAGGGCCTCATATTAAGAGGCCCAGCTGGTACCGGTAAAACATCAATTGCGGTGAGTATCTTAAAACAGGCTATGGCATTAGGCAAAGGGTGCCTCATGATTTCTATGCCTAATTTATTAGATACCATGCTTACATTGTCTAAAGGCGACAATGTAGCTTATCTAAGATTTGAGCAAAAACTTAGAAATATCCCATTGCTATTGCTCGATGACTTTGGGGCGGAGTACTCAAAATCTGATTGGGTACCGTCTAAAGTCGAAAGCATCATCATTGATCGCTACAACAGGATGAAACCCATCATTCTTACGACGAATTATAGCGATGCTTGGACTGAAAAGAATTATAGTCAAAGAGTATATGACCGCCTACGTGGTGAATATGCGGTGGCTATATTCAATGGAGCGTCTCACCGATGAAAATTCTATTACGATGTCAGTTTAGATTCCGAAAAAAATCTCATGACCGGTTCCCAACATTAAATGAGTACATTGATTGTGAGCGTGGCTCTACTATAGCGGCGGCTGCTATGAAAAAGAAATGCACTGAGCAGGTTAAAGAACAATGCATTTCACAGCAGATACAACCTGTTAATGGGAAAGTAGACCTATTATTTGAATGGCATTCTTCAACTAGGCACGATCCTGACAATGTAGCGTTTGCCAAGAAGTTCATTCTTGATGGGTTACAATCTGCTGGTGTGATAGAAAACGATAATAGGAAATTCATCGGAACTATGGCTGATGAGATTATTCAGGATGATGAAGACTATGTAATTTTACACATCACAGAGAATATGGGAATATTCTTGTGATTATAAAATTAGTGGAGGTATAAAATGACTGTTAAAGAATTAATAAAGGCGTTACAGATGTGTGATCCTGATGAGCAGTGTTATGTTAGAATTAATGACAATTTTTTCGAAATCGATGATGTTTATGGTGTTGCTAATACGAATTATTATGTAATAGACGCTTATGAGGAGTGATAAAATGCTAGTCGAAGATAAGGATAAATGGTGTTGGGTAGATGTGGTTCATGGTAACGCAGGAATACCATGCAATACAATACAAGGTGCAATCGATAATTATTTTTTAGATGAGCCGGACAGAAAAGGAGCGACCATTGTAAAAATAGGACATCCTAATTATTGTATCCCGGAGGTTGATGCCAAATATGTAATCGAAGATATAATTAATCATCAAATTGACGATGAGATTGCTGAGTGGTCCGAAGATTATTTGACAGATGTTAAGAAAGAACATATCGATGAATTAAGCAAGGAACTAACAACGGTCTTTCGCAAATGGGAAAAGAAACATGGTTACGAAAACACAGGGTATGTAGTTTTAGAAACAAAATCGTACCCTGTTAATAGCAAAGGCAAACTTATTGTAGTGTAAATACTAATTATATTAATTATTTCTTATGAAGTTGGTATAAACAAATTCGGACTAAATCACAAAATCAATGATAAAGGAGGAAACATATTTGAATGAATATGATATTGAAAAAATCACTAAGTTGGCCACAGAGGTGGCAACCAAAACTTACTATGAATTAGCCAAGCAAGAAAACGCTCAACTAGGTCGTAAACTTCGACACAATACGATCAAGTTATTGAAGCATTACAGTCAGCTGCAGTCATATGTCGATAATGCTATCTCGGATTCTACACAGGCCGAGGATATATGGCTCAATGAACTATTAGCTGATATGTTTGACGACAATAGCATAGTGAGGGTGAATGCCATCGTTAAGAGCAAGGAGAAAACAGCATTGATGATGCGCCATGTAAATAACATGCTAGACATCTATGCTGAAAAGTGTAGTGCAAAACAATTTAAGTATTGTGAGTGCATGCGTAGGTATTATATTAATGGGGAAACGCTAGAACAAATTGCTGAATCATTCCCTGAACAGCCTGATGTACGTACCATCAAACGCTACATTGCTAGAGGGATTGAAGAACTATCCGTATTGCTCTGGGGCGTTATTGGGCTAAATACAAAAATCGCTTAATAAAATTGTCCCAAAACTGTCCTAGACATGTCCTTCTTGACATTTTATAATGATAGTGTGAGTTAATGGGACAACAAATACTCTATCTCTCAACGACACAGTGAAACCTAGAACACTAAAGCAAAAAAAAGCCCTTGCCGAAGCAGGGGCTTTTTGCTATAGGGTAGCTAATCCTATAATGTAGTGCGATCGCAACAGGATGCAATTTAATGGCAAGTTATATACTAAACGTAAATAACAAATGCGCGTTTACCGTAGTCACGAGCATAACGACGCTTGCCTGTCTTAGGGTCTGTTACATAGGCAACAAATTTCTTTGTGCCGCGTTTAGACCCAGATTGAGATATTTTGGACATATACCTGCTCTCCTTTCATAAATTTCTCCGAAGAGATTTATGGCGGGCCCGCACTATTTACATTATAACTGCAAATTATATATTAAACTAGCATTAATATATAAAATGAAAAAGACCCCAATTTTTGGGGTCTTTTTCGATAGACGGAACAAGCTAACTTGTTTTTAAGAAAGATGAGTTGTAGCTAATAACTCAGAGCATCCTTATATATGTCTAAATATCTCAACAACATAATATCACTTAAATGTAAAAAAACAATAGTTAGAATTGTGAAAAATTTAAATTTATTTTATAAAATATAAAGTAGAACAAATATTTCATACAAGATATTGTTTTTATAAATTAAAATAACAAGATATAGTATATTATCTATGATAAAAACGTATATAGTTATGCAAAAGAAGAATGGAACGAGGTGAATACGATTGACTGATGTGTATTGTGAGAAACGAAGATGCTTAAACAATGTTAAGGGTTGGTGCAAAGCTAATGGCATTCATATTGATCATATGTGTAAATCGTATGCGCCATCACATTCTTTAGTAAAAATAAAAACTGCAAAGGTACATAAGGAATGCGGTAAATATAAGCAGAATAAGAGTGTATTAAAGTAGCACGGCACCGTCACGAAGATGAGCTCCGTATGTCTCGTCGTAAAAATAAAAAAATAAATTTAAATTATACCGTGTTTTGTTAAATTTTTGAGCAATTTTTTTGTGGGTCCTTCTAGCAAAAATTAAAAGCATGCGGTGGCCGAGACCCCAAAATTTGCCTAGATTTTAATTTTTTTATGGCCTTGCTAGTGATACAGGTAATGAAAGGAGGCTGATTAATAAGTGAAAATTACAGATGATTTGAAAACAGCAACGGCCTCTCAGTCGAACTTGGCAAAAGCACTTGGGCTCTCGCGTCAACGTGTTTCGCAACTGCTCCAAGAAGGGGTTTTAGCAACGGATGAAAAGAACCAAATTCTGGTTATCAAATCCGTTATCAATTATGTCAAATATAAGGGCCAATCTTCTGCTGAAGAGGAAAGCAGTTCCGATGATGCGATATTCGAGGTTGAAAAGGCCAAGAATGAACGTGCGAAACGCAAGATTGCTGAGTTGAAGCTAGCCAAAATGAACGGCGAAGTGTACTCAGCAGATACTGTAGAACAGGTTATGACAGAAATGCTTGTGAATTTGCGTACACAATTATTAGGATTGCCAACAAAACTGGCTCCACAATTACAGAATGTAACAAAAGAGGAAGCATATAACCTGTTAACTCAAGAAATCGAGGACAAATTATCAGAATTAAGTGAATATACGCCGTCATTATTCATGGATAGCGATGATGCAGATGAGGAGGAAGTGCGAAAATGACAATATTAGATTGCATGATGAAAGCCTTATCTGTTCGTGAGCTTCATGAAATACCAGGTGTATTAATGGATGTGTTGCTTGATCATAATAAACTAGAAAGATTAATTGCGAATATGAGTGGTTGTTATTCGTATTCTGGATTATTACAGGAATTTGAAGAAAAAGCAGCAGATAGAAAAAACTATATGCAAGACTATACGCCTCAAAGTGTTATGGATATCGTAGCAGGTATATCCACTAATGGTTGTGTAAGAGATGTATGTGCTGGCATAGGCGGTCTTTCGCTAGCTAAGTATAAGAATAATCCAGATGTAGTATTACAGCTTGAGGAATATTCTAAAAATGCGATATGTTTTTTACTTTTTAATTTGGTAATGAACGGAGTACCTGCTGTTGTAATAGAACGAAATGTACTAACTCAAGAAAATATAGCGAAATATAAGGTGGAGATTAGTAATCAAGCGCCACAGATTATCAGAGAAGTATGTATAGATGAAGGTACATATAAGGCTGATACGATTATTAGTAATCCTCCATATAGTCTATCGTGGGTGCCTGTTAATGATGAACGTTTTGATGGGTATAAATTAGCACCAAAAAGTAAAGCAGATTATGCTTTTATTTTAGATGGTATTTATTCTCTTAAAAATAACGGGACAGCAGTGTATATTTTACCGCATGGTGTCTTATTCCGCGGACAAGCTGAAGGTGATATTCGTCAAAATTTGATTAAAAACAATTTGCTTGATGCGGTAATAGGATTACCATTTAATTTATTTACCAATACAGGGATACCTGTATGTATACTTGTATTTAAGAAAAATAGAGTAAATAAAGATATATTATTTATCGATGCTCAAAAAGGTTTCGTTAAGGATAAAAGCAAAAATATAATGACATCAGAACATGTGTTAAAAGTTATTGATACTTATAACAATCGTTCTGATATTGAAAAGTATTCAAGAAAAGTTAGCATTTCTGAAATAGAAGAAAACGATTATAACTTGAATATACCTAGATATATTGATAGCTTTGAGCCTGAAGAAATACCAGATGCAGTACAGCTTGCTAAAGAACTGAACGAAATTAATCGAGAAAGTCGGACGTTGGGTTTAGAAATTGCGGAGATGTTAAAGCTATTAGTTTGTACGGATCCAGACGCGCAGAAGGAGCATGATGAATTTGTAAAAGAATTTACAGAATTCTTGGTATCTTCTGATAGTGCTTGTACAATTGAGGAGCAAGAAGCTGTGATAAAAAAAATAGAAGATGTTAAGAAGTATTTACTTCAAAAGATGTTTGTGTAATGTTAAAAAATTACAAGAAATTTAAAATTACGGAAGTTGCTGATATACTGGGGCGTCCTAAGAAGAATCAAATGTATCCGGAGGGTTGTATTTGCTTGCAAGTATCTGCAAGTAAAGGGGAGTTATTATATTTAGATACATCACAACAAGTTGATGCAAAATATGTGGTGATTCAACCGAGAAATGTAATTCCCTTTTATTTATATTTGATGATAGAAAAGGAAATGCCTGAATTCTTATATAAATATAGACAAGGACTAAATATATCAGCACATGACATAAAACATATGGAGGTAGTGTGCCATACGGATGTCGAAACTCAGGCATTAATAGCTATGATGTTTACATCTATAAATGGTACAAGGTTAAGCGTACAAATGGGTGCGCTTTTTTAGTTTAAAAAAGGAGGTGATAGCATGAAAACGGCAAAAGAATTGTGGCAATACGTCTCTAAAATGGGTCTAAAACCACTACCAAAAACCAGTGTTAGCCAATGGGCTGACGATTATCGCATGCTATCACAAGGCCTTTCTGCTGAACCAGGGCGTTGGAAAACGAGTAGAGCGCCATATCAAAAGGATATTATGGATGCTTTCACACAACCTGGTATCAATCGTGTAGTGGTTAAGAGCGCCAGTCAAGTGGGAAAATCAGATATCATGAATAATGTCCTAGGGCGATACGCTCATCTTGATCCATGTGCGGTGATGATGATTCAACCGACTATCGAATTGGCTCAAGATTATTCAAAATCTCGTATTTCTCCAATGATCCGTGATACAAAAGTACTATCACAGGTATTCTATGAAACGAAATCTGAAGACGGTGCCAAAACAAGAGATGGTAAGAACACAATCTTATCTAAGTTATTCCCTGGTGGTCGTCTTATTATGTGTGGGGCGAACAGTCCGGCAGGATTGGCATCACGTCCTGTGCGTGTGCTACTTGCGGACGAAGTAGATCGATTCCCAGATAGTGCCGGTACAGAAGGTGACCCAGTAGACCTTGCTGCCAAACGTATGACAACATTCTGGAATAGAGTTATGGGGCTATTCTCCACGCCAACTAATGAAGGTAGCTCACGAATCGATGTAGAGTATCAAACAGGTACGCAAGAAGAGTGGCAACATGAGTGTCCTAATTGTGGTGAGTATCATTTGATACGACATACTGAGATGGAATGTGAGACAGAGGAACATAAGGACGCTAAAGGCCGGAAGATTGTAGTAGTTAGTGATGTGAAATGGCGGTGTCCAGATTGCGGATCTACATTCTCTGAAGACGAAATGCGGAAAGTCCCTCAAAAGTACATATCGAAAAACCCAGCTGCGTTGCATAATGGCATACGCAGTTTTTTTGTGAATGGATTCACGTCTCCGTGGCTCACATGGAATGACATAATGAGGGAATGGCTAGAGGCAAAAGGTGACCCTACACGTGAAAAAGTAGTTATGAATACTCGTTTTGGTGAATCATATGCGCAACAAGGTGCATTCGAAGACTATCAACAATTCATTAGGCGCCGTGAGAAGTACGGCGCAGACCTTCCGGACGGTGTGTTACTGCTAACTGGTGCCGTCGATACACAAGACAACCGGTTAGAGTATGAAATCACCGGTTGGGGGTACGGTGAAGAATGTTGGGGGATCTGTAAGGGTGTTATCTTAGGAGAACCTGATAATAAAGCGACATGGGATGCACTTGATGCGGTACTTGATAAGGTGTACCGATTTAAGAACGGAACAGGGCTTAAAGTAGCACGTGCTTTCATTGACTCCGGCGGTCACTACACGTCAAAAGTATATGAATACTGTGAAAAGAACTTCAGCAAGCAACGATTTGCCATCAAAGGTACGGCCGGAACACCTGGCATACCGTTAAATTATAAGATTGGTAAAGCATCTGGAAGCAAGATTCCACTTGTCATGCTAGGTGTAGACGATGGGAAACAACAGGTAATGAACCGATTGGCCATCGATGAACCTGGCGATAAGTACTTTCATTTCCCTTTGGATGAAGAATTCCTAGGAACTAGAGGGTATGACGAGTTGTATTTCAAAGGGATCATTTCGGAACACAAGAAGAAAGTAAAACGTAAGGGCGTTATCCATGAAATATGGGAACCTACTGCAGGGGTTCGTAATGAACCTTTGGACTTACGTGTATATAACCTAGCGTGTATGAACTCAATACATCCTGATTGGGATAGATTGGCGGAAGTAGTTAAAGGTGGAGGCCATTCCACTACAGCAGTAACTACTCCACGAAAGAAACCAATGCGGAAACGTGTTCGCAGAGCTAGTAAAGCAGCAGATATTTAGGAGGATGTATGGCAACTAGTTATTCAAGTAAGCCAAGGCTAATTGATGTCCGGTTAGAGTGGTACGTCAAGGCTGAGGAAGCAATATTGACTGGCCAAAGCTATACAATCGGAAATCGGACTCTTACAAGGGCAAATTTAGCAGAGGTAAGAAAAATGATTGATGATTTAGTGGCAAGAGGCGCCAAATTACCTGGTATGGATACCGATAATGGACGTGGAAACCGGTCAAAAAGGGTAGTTTTTAGAGATTAGGAGACTAAAATGGCGAGAAAAAACAAGAAATTTAGCGCTAAAATAGGCACTCCGAGGGCTAAAAATAGCGGATATAGTGAGGGAGGAGCCTCTCATAATAACAAATCATTGAAGGGATATAACCCTAGAAAACTGGGTTATAAGGCTGATATTGGTGCAAATCTATCAACTTTACGTGACAGATCCGCAGATTTAGCCATCAATACACCAGTCGGCACGGCTGCAATCAATACGAGTACTACTCATACAGTAGGTGCAGGTCTCAACGTGTTCCCTAGACCTAAGTTTCAAATCTTGGGAATCAGTGCAGAGGAGGCTAGAGCATGGGCTCGTAAGGTTCGCGCTGAGTTTGACTTATGGGCAGAGTCAAAAGACTGTGATATTTATCGAAAAAACAATTTATATGATATGCAAAGCATAGCATATCAAGGATATCTCACAGATGGTGATAGTTTTGCGGTATTTAGACGTAAGCCGACAACACCAGATATGCCGTATACGTTGCGCCTTCAATTAATTGAAGGTAATCGTGTAAGTAATCCGCTTACTGATTCCACATATGTTACAGGCGACCCAACTGGCGTTGAAGCGCTTAACCAAGATAATGGGAACCGCATATTGAATGGTGTAGAAATCGATACTGACGGTGCTATTGTAGCCTACTGGGTATCTAATCAAGTACCTGGCGAACCAATTACAAGTGTGTTAACGACATGGGCAAGGGTTGAAGCATACGGCAAGCGTACAAGCATTCCGAATGTACTGCAAATTAGTAATGATACTAGACCAGAGCAGTATAGAGGAGTTCCTTATTTGGCTCCAGTTATTGAAACGCTAAAGCAAGTGTATCGATATACAAATGCAGAGCTTACATCGGCTATTATTAAATCGTATTTTGCGTTATTCTTTACGGAAGCCGTGACTAATTCAGGTTCATTAAATGATATGTTGGCCGACAATGGTGTTGATGATCCAACGGAACCAGTAGTCGATGTATCAGAATACAATTTAGGACCTGGCACATTAAATGCCTTACCTAAAGGTGTGGATGTAAAAAGTGTTGATGCTTCCAATGCTCAATCTACTTTTGAAGTATTTAGTACCCAACTCATCAAACAAGTAGGTGCTGCACTTAACCAGCCTTACGAAGTATTGATGAAGAACTTTAACTCTTCGTATTCTGCAAGCCGTGCAGCAATGTTACAGGCTTGGGAAGAATATAAACTACGTCGCAAGTGGTTCGCTCGTGACTTCTGCCAACCAATCTATGAGGTATGGTTAATGGAAGCAGTAGCGAACGGCCGAATTGAAGCGCCTGGTTTCTTTGATGATCCATTAATTCGAAAAGCATGGTGCAATGCTGATTGGTTCGGACCAACGATGTCCATCCTTGACCCTGTTAAGGATATGAATGGTAGTACCCTTCGCATTGAGAATGGAGTTTCCACTCGTGAACGTGAAGCGGCTGAAATGACAGGGACAGACCTTGAAGAAAACATTGCACAACTTGCATTTGAAAAGCAACTCATGGAGAAATATGGCATGGGGCTAGCTGATGCGGTAAATCCTTCCGTTGGCTCTAAATCTGAAGCGAAAGGAGGTGAAGAGGATGAATAAATTTTGGTCTGTTAAGAATTTTGTAAATCAAGATGGTACCGGTCAATCTGAATTGATTTTGTATGGTGATATTTCTGATACCTCTTGGTGGGGTGATGAAATTACCCCACGTGAATTTGCAAGTGACTTGGCTAGTTGTAATGGTAATGACTTAACAATGCGCATCAACTCTGGTGGTGGTGACGTGTTCGCAGCACAAGCTATCCACAATATGATCAAAGCCTATACTGGCAAAGTAACAGCACATATTGATGGCTTATGCGCAAGTGCTGCTACAATTATTGCCTGTGCGGCGGATAAGGTAATCATGCCAAGTAATGCTCTGTACATGATTCACAATCCATCTGTATTTCTAGGTGATAGCTTTGATGCGGACGGATTAACTAAAATGGCTAACTATTTGGCGATTATTAAACAGACAATCGCAAACGTTTATTTGAGCCGTAGCGACGTTTTGACATCTGAACAGGTAAATACACTTATGGATGATGAAACGTGGCTCACGGCGGACGAGGCGAAGTCCTACGGCCTGATTGATGAAGTAGATACGGCGATTACGGACAAAGCTGTTATGAATAACGGAATGGTTATCGTAAACAAAGTATCTTGCAAATACTCGGCTAAAAATGAAGCCAAAATCAAACAATTTTTAACAAGTAAGGAGAACCCTATGACTGAAAACCAATTCATGGCAAGCTTAAAAGGTTTGCTCGGTATTTCTACAAATGAACCTGCAGAAAACGCAGCAGTAACAGCAGAACGCGAACGCGTTGAAGCATTAAATGCGTTAAAAGGTGACAATGAAGTCATCAATCGTTTAGTTGATGTAGCTGTTAAAGAAGGTAAAACAGTAGATGAAGTAACACCTTTCATCTCTGCCGTATCTGATATTCCTGCAAGTGATAACAAAGTAGTTGACCAAATTCGACAATTAGTTATTGATCAAATGGAATCTGGTGCGGATAAAGTGGCACCTCAAGGTGCATCTACACTAGAAACCAACGATGCGGTAGCAAAAGCTAGTGCAATTGATGAAGTCGTAGCATTTGCGAATGCTAAGAAAGGCGGTAAATAATGGCATATTTCGAACAAGTAAATGGTGTCACAGCTGATTACCTATTAGGTGGTGGCGGTGTACCGGTATTAACTCAAAATGTAAAAGTAGCAGCCGGCGATTATAAACGTGGCCAAGTTCTTGAAAACAACTCTGGTACATTCCAAAAAATCGCAAGTGGTAAGCCTGCGGGTATCGTAGTATCTGATACTACTGCAACTACTGACCACAATGTATTAACTGTATACATTTCCGGTCGCTTTAATCGTGAAGTATTGGTGGTTGACCAATCTTACAAAATTAATGATCATGAAGCGGACTTCAAGGACGCTCACTTATTCTTAACTAGCATTAAATAGGGGGAACTATATAATGGCAATTGATTTCAAAGATACATTTTCCTTGATGCAAGCTGTGGAACGAATGAAAACTCCGGCAAGTTTCTTGCTTGATACTTTCTTCCCACAAGTTCCAGCAGTTGCAACTTCTAAAAAAATCGCAGTAGAAACTCGTAAACGTGGTCGCACATTAGCACCTTTCGTATCTCGTGGTGCATCTGGCGTTAATGTTAAACGTACAGGATCTAAAATTGCTTTATACGAAGCACCTATGATGGGCCCTCGTACAGTTATTGACCCAGAACAACTTGATCAACGTGCATTTGCTGAAAACATTGTGTCTACAATGACACCTGCACAACGTGCCGCACAAATGCAAGCTGAAGATTTGTCTTACTTACAAGGCACAATTATTAATCGTAAAAATAAAATGGCAGCCGATTTGCTTACTACTGGTAAATGCAAAATCGAAGGCTATGCTGACGATGGTGAAACAGTTCAAGTTGATGAAATTGATTTCGAATTTGAACAAGACATTACACCTACTACTACTTGGGACCAAGCGGGTGCTGACATTTATGGCGACTTGAAAATGGCGTCCGAAAAAATTCAAGAAAACGCAGGTATCGTTCCAACTGTGTTAGTCGTTGGTAAAAACGTTGAAAAATACATTCTTGATAATGCATCCATCAACAAAATGTTAGCAATTCCTAATCGCGAAAACATGTCTATGTTCAGTTTTGCTCCTGAATACTTGTCTCCACAAGTTCGATATGTTGGCCGTATCATGTCTTTGAATATTGATGTGTACGCATACCTTGAAACATATCAAGATGATGAAGGTAAAGTAAAATCCTTTATTGGTGATGATGCAGCAGTATTAGGTGTTCCTGGCCGTGGCCGTCAACAACATGCAGCAGTAACATTGCTCAACGATGACAATCAATTCACAACATATGCAGGCATTTATGTACCTTACTACTATGCTAATAAGGCTACACAAGAATTAACATTGTCTGTATACTCCCGTTGCGTATTGATTCCTGAAACTATCGACGATTGGGCTACTATTAAGACTAAATAGGGGGTAACCTACTTATGAAAATCAGAGTATTAAAGGGTTATTTAGCACATGAAGGCGAGATGTATGGCAAAGGCGAAGTAGTCGACATCAAAAAGAAAACGGTTGCGTTGTCCTTGCTTGAATCTGATAAGTTTGAATCTGCTGAAGATAATCCTATCGAAGTACCGGAACCATTGGAAGTCGTTCCAGATGAACCAGAAGAAGAAATGGAATTACCTGAAGTTGATGCGGAAGTTACGGTGAAAAAATAATGCGATTTAGAGATTACCTAGAAAGCGATATTGACGATGTATTCCTTAATGAAGACGAATTCGCCGAAGGGCATAATCTAAATGGCACAGTAGCTAAAGCGATTATCCAATCGCCAACGGCGAGGGAGTCATTCTTGTCGAATGGCTCTCACGTATCAAATGACGGATTACACGGGGTGTCTGTATTTGTGCATTGCAAATTAAAGGACATCCCTGAAATTCCATCACAGGGAAACGTATTCCGATTAGATGATGATGTGTACATCGTTCAAAGTGCAACGGAAGAAGATGGGCTCGTGTCTATCGAACTTAGAGCAGAAGCTAGAGGCGGTGTTGACGGATGGTTGAGCTAGAACTTGATAAAAGTGCAGTGAAAACAATTGAAAAAGCACTGGAAACATTAAAAGAAGATAGAGTTCGACGTGTCTGCCAAGCCGCATCTAAGCGTGCTGCAACAACCGCAAGAAAAGCAGGTACGCAAGCACTACGTAATATCTACGCCATTAAAGGTGTATCGGTCGTAAAGTCTGGTGTATCTATTAATAAATTGAATAATGGCACAGAAATGCGTATCAAAGGTGGTTATACTAGCGCTCAAAAGTACTTTAAGATTAAATCGCTTAAACGAAAAGGTGTGTTTGTGTCTATTAAAAAAGGTACAGAAACAAAGGTACCAAATGGCTTTGTTAGTGCATCTGGTATATTCATGAAACGCCAAGGCAAGGACCGATACCCATTAAAAGGGATATATGGACCAGCCTTACCGCAAATGTTTGGTAATGAAACTGTTATGAATGCCATGCAAAAAGAAGGCATGGAAATGTATGAAAAGCGCCTATATCACGAATTAGAGCGTGCGTTAGGAGGTAACTAATGACACCATTAGATGTATCAGACGGCATTGCCGCCTATCTCATGGATGAGTTGCGCAAGCTAAATGAAACAAGTGATGTTACCACGAACCCTATTTGAGTATGGAGCGGGTTCTTACCAAGGGTGGATAAGAATGAAGATAAGCGCAAGTTATGTCCAGCCGTAGTAGTGCATCCGTATTCTGTTAGTGATGCGGATAGTTCGACGGTAGGTATTACTGTATTGGTAACTACTTATGACGAGGCCTTAACAAAAGGTCATGTCGGACTATATCACCTCTTAGAGGTAGTGCGTGAGCGGTTACTATCTGATAATCCAGTAGCACTTAAATATGAAATTAAGGAGAATACCGTTAATACAACAATTCCTGATGATCAACCATACCCTCAATGGGTTGGATATCTTGAATTTGAAGTGTACATTCCAGTTATTCGTAGAAATCTTAACAAGATATTTACGGATAATAAAGTAATTGAATAGGAGACAACGATGAACCCTGTTGTATATGTTGGGCCTTCGTTCCGCAGTAGCCGGTTAAATCAATTCATGGTATTTAGCGACGGTGCACCACTGCCGGAAGCGGAAGACCCTATTTTTATGCATTTATTCGTGCCTCTGGACGAACTCAACCAAGCAATGATTGATGTGAGAACACAAGGCACACAATTAAATGTATTCTATGTTAACGCATTGAAGAATTATAAAGGAGTGAAGTAAATGGCCTTTTATCATGGCGTCAAAACAAGTGAGCAAGCTACCTCTGTAATTGCTCCTGTCCAAACTACTGCCGGCCTTCCAATTGTGTTCGGTACTGCACCTGTACACCTTACAGAAGACCCTAGCGCAGTAATTAATAAGCCAATCATCTGTTATAGCTGGGAAGAAGCTGTTCAACAACTTGGCTATTCTGAAGATTGGACACATTTCACATTGTGTGAAGCAATGTACGCACAATTCAAATTGTATGGCGTAGCTCCAATCGTATTTGTTAACGTATTGGATCCTGCTAAACATAAGAAATCCACTACAACAACTGCTACATTGACAGAAAAGAAATGCATTGTAAAAGCTGCAGTATTGCTTAACACATTGCAAGTATCTAGTGGCGGTCAAACAGGTGTGGCCAACACAGATTACACGGCGGCATTTGATGACAAAAATCAATTAATCATCTCTGTTATCAAAGGTGGTAAGTTCGATTCCGCAAGTACATTGGACCTCACATACGATGAACTCGATGTAGAAAACTTCGATTATAAAAACGTAATCGGCGGTGTAGATAGTAATGAAAAAGCAACAGGCTTTGAATTGATTGATACAATCTATCATCATTTCGGTATTGTACCTGGTCTTATTGCTGCACCTGGATTCTCTCAACATCCTACAGTCGCTTCCGTGATGAAAGCAAAATCTCGTGTTATTAATAACTTGTTTGGTGCGACTACTTTGGTAGATATCGATACTACACAAGTTGTTAAATACACAGATGCTTACGAATGGAAGAAAGGTAATAGCTATACAGGTGAATCTGAAGTCGTATGTTGGCCGATGGTTCGCAATGGCGATTATATGTTCCATATGTCTACGCACATCATGGGCATTATTGGCAAATGTGATGCATCCAATAGCGATATTCCTACGTTATCCCCTTCCAATAAGTCTATGAATATCACAGGCTTGTGCTTAGCTAATGGTAAGGAAGTAATGCTTACGCATTCGCAAGCAAACTTATTGAACTCTCAAGGTATTATGACGGCCGTTAATATCAATGGTTGGGTATCTTGGGGTAACTATACAGGTGCATATCCTGGCACAACTGATGTTAAGGATACATTCATTTGTGTACGCCGGTTCAATGATTGGGATGACCAAACATTCATCTTAACCTATTGGCAAAAAGTGGATATGCCTATCTTGCCTCGTAATATCAAGACAATTCTTGATAGTGAAACAATCCGTCTTAACGGTCTTACTTCTCGTGGCTTTATCTTGGGCGGTCGTATTGAATTCAAAGAAGCAGAAAACCCTACAACAGATTTGTTGAATGGTATTATTCGCTTCCATAAATACCGTACACCTCCAATTCCAGCGCAAGAAATTGAAAGCATCTCTGAATACGATGTTTCTTATTTCAAAACGCTATTTCAAACAGTATAGAAAGGGGTAATTAATCATGGCATCTATCAATCAAGTGCCGGAAGTACTTAATGACTTCCGTGTATACGAAGAAGGCTCTGACAACTGTTTAGGTGTTGCCAAAGTGGAATTACCTAGTGAATCTGTAATGACTCAAACTGTAAAAGGTGTGGGCATTGCAGGTGAAGTAGAAGCGCCAGTTATTGGACACTACTCCTCTATGGAAACAAAACTTACTTGGAACACTCCAACAGAAACTACACACCGCCTTACAGGTGGTCGTGGCGTACGCTTAGAAGTACGTGGTGCTATCCAATGTTGGGATAGTGGCAAAGATAAATATGTAATCGTGCCTACACGTGCTGTTATTCGTGGCCGTGCTAAATCTAAAGAAAATGGCACATATGAATCTGGCAATACTATCGATGCAACGAACACAATCGAAACTACATACTTGAAACTCGAACAAGATGGCAAGGTAGTTCGTGAAATCGATAAATACGCCTATAAAGATTCTATTTCTGATGGCACCGACTTCCTTGGCGATGTTCGTGCTGCACTCGGTATTTAGTCTGTAGAAAGGACGATCACTAATGAGTAAACATAACACTATGAACGAAACACATGAACAAACAGGTATTGAATTAGTAAAAGCTGGTCATTCCTTACAATTTGAAGGCATCAGCGGGTACACATTAATTAAATGCGAAAAGTCCGCTAAGGGTGAAGATAAAACTATTACAGTTCCGGCATTATCCATGACGTATCAAGCACATGTAGCAGCTGCTGTATGCGGATGTAAAGTGGATGATATTTATAGTCTCCCGGCTGCCGATTTCACTAGAGTGTGCTTAGAGGTACAGAATTTTTTGCTCAATTCCGAAAAATAACAGACCTAGAACGGTATTTTACTGAGTGTGCAATTACGTGTAGTAAATACACTAGCACACCGATGGACTACTTCATTAGAGAGCTAGACGTGGATGAGTTCATAGTCCACGTTCGGCTCATTAGTGATAGTATCGAGCGCGAGAATAAAACAATGAAAGGGAGAAAATAATGGCCAATAAAGTCTTAGAAATGGCGATTGCCATTAAAGGTAAACTCGATGGCGGGTTATCTTCCTCCGTATCAAAAGCATCTCAGGAACTCAATAAATTATCTAATGTAATCAAAGATCAACAGGCGCAATATAGAAAACTACAAGCTATATCGCAAAAGACTGGTAATGTTAGCGATAGGAACGCAGCAATTGCAGCTGAGCAAAAGCTGAATTCTATGTTACAACGGCAAGCCCGGTTACGGTCTAATATCGCAAGTCAGACGGCGCATCAAAATGCAATCAGTAAAATGGGTGGTGCAAGTCCTTTAGCAGGTGCTGCATCAGCTGCGCAAGGTGCTAGTGCTGCGGTAAGTGGTATTACAGGAAAGCTTGCAAATTTCGCTATGGTTGCGGCCGGTGGGTTTGGTATTGGTGCCATTATAGATAATGTAGTAAATGCTGGCGAAGCACTTTATCAATTGTCTAATAAATTACATATGACAACCGCTGAAACGGCACAATTTAAGAAGATTATGACATTAAGTGGTGTTGATGTAGAAGCGGCCGCAAAGTCTTTCGCTAAAATGGATAAGACTTTGGCTGGTGGCGGTAAAAGTGCTGAAGCTTTGCAAGGATATCTCAGTCAATTTGGTGTATCCTTAACCGATGCCAATGGCAAGTTATTGCCTATGAATCAACAGTTGGATGCAATGGCTAAAGGTTACCAAAATGCGGTAGCACAAGGCCGGGGACAAGAATTCATGCTTGAAACGCTAGGTGCAAAAGGCATGGAGCTTACTAAAGTATTTGAGAACTATGCAGATGCACAAGCGGCCGCATCACAAATCAAAGGCGTCGGAATAGATCCTAAATCACTCCATGAAATATGGCTACAAATGAACATCTTGAAAGCGGAAGCTACGCAAGTTGCATTAGGGTTGGCACAAGCCTTTATACCGATTGCTCAGCAAATATTACCGGCACTAATACCGGTATTGCAAGCTGTTGTAACCTTCATGAAGGATAATAAGGAAGCTATTGCCGCCGTAGTCACTAATGGATTGAAATTAGCTTTACTGTATGGTACGGCTACAAAACTAGCATCAGGTATTACTACAATTACCACGGCATTTAAAGGTGTAGAAACGGCAATGGGTGCATTTAAAGCAGCGGGTGCATTAATAGGTGGTCCATGGGTAATCGCTATCATGGCGATTATTGCGGTGATATACCTATTAGTAACTAATTGGGATACTATCTGTGCCACGTTAACATCTGTTTGGGATAGTGTATGTTCTGGATTGAGTTCAATATGGGATAGCGTATGTTCTGCTTTAAGTTCCGCATGGAGCGCCATTATATCCGGTATTATGGCTGTAATTAATGGGTTCTTATCATTAGGCCTTAGCGTATTCAATGCGTTGAAGGGCGCAATAATAGCCTATGTAAATCTCTGGCTAAACTTACCTACATATATCGGAATGGCCGTAGGGCTCATTATAGGTATTATTTTGCGAATGCCTGAGATTGCAGTACAAGTAGGTACGGCGGTTATATCTGCCGTTGTATCGTTTGCTACTGAATGCTATAACTTTGCCGTTACTACTTTTGGGGCTATGGTTGAAGGGATTTATAATTTCTTAATTAATTTACCTATCTACATGATTACATTAGGCGCTGAATTTGTAGCGGCGGTTATCTCGTTTGCCTCTGAGGCATATGCTACGGCTACATCATGGATTAGTAATTTAGTAAACGATGTTATTAATTTCATTATGAACCTACCTAGTGCATGCGCTGATGCGGGAGCAGAATTTGTAGCGGCTGCAGAACAATGGGCAAGTGATGCATATAACGCTGTATTGAACTGGATAAAACAAATTCCTAGCGCCGTATCTAATGCAATTGCCGGTGCTTGGGATAGTATTAAGGCTCAATTTAGTGGAGGCTTTACAGTAGGTGTTCAAGCTGCAGGCGGTAATGCATATGCTAATGGTGGTGTTATTACATCGCCAGAAGTTGCATTGATTGGTGAAGCCGGATATCCTGAAGTAATTGTTCCTATTGATGGTAGTGCCAATGCTATGAGCTTATGGCAAACGGCCGGACGGATGTTAGGTGTGAGCGGAGCACAGACTGCTGTAGCACCTACTGTATCATTAGCACCTAGCGTGCCTGTGACGTCCTCATCTAGTAATAGTGGAGCGCCTGTACAAATTACATTCGCGCCTGTCATTAATGCTAGTAATAGTTCAACTGATGATATTATGTTAGCATTGGATGCTAAAATGCGTGAATTTGAACAAATGATGCGTAGCTATACCGCCGGACAACGGAGGTTAAGTTATGACTAGTTATACAACAATACAAGGGGATATGTGGGATTTAATAGCCTATAAGGTGTATGGTAACGAACGATATATCAATTTATTGCTAGAAGCCAATCAAAAACATCGTAATACGGCGATATTTTCCGCTGGTGTTGTGTTAACATGCCCAGATGTTCCTGCTGATTCCTTGCCTGAATTCTTACCAACATGGAGGCGATAGTATATGAGCTTACAAAAGAGCCTAGCTAAGGTCCAAAAATGGAAGAAAGATTTAACACCACAAACGAAGTTAGCACGGCGGGCATGGTGTACAATTGGGTATCAACATTGGGGAAGTAAGGAGTCAAAGGACATCACTGATGATATTAGTAAATACCTTCTTGATGTAACTTTCACAGATAACCTTTCAGGGACTGTAGATGATGTGGCTATCTCATTAGAGGATAGGGGCCGTCTATGGGTTGGTGATTGGTATCCTGTGAAAGGATCATTGCTAGAAGTAGCTATTAATACCGTAGCATGGGAGAAATTAGGGGATGGGCAATTTACGTTACCAATCGGCAAATTTGAAATTGATGAATTTGAGGGAAGTAGCCTTCCTGATGTAGTCAAAATCAAAGGTGTCGCTATTATCGGTAGTACTGACTTGCGGGAGAAAAAGAAAGACAAATCGTGGAAAACTACAACGCTTAAAGCGATTGCTACCGAGAAAGCAAAAGATAATAAATTAAAGCTAGTATGGGATGCGGATTTTGACCCACCGTTAAAAGATGCATCACAAAGTGCTGAATCAGACCTCGCATTCTTGCAGAAACTATGCAATGATGCGGGGTTTTCTCTTAAGGTATCCACTGAACAGTTGATTATATTCGATGATTACAAATACGAAAACGTGAAGCCTAAAGTTATAATTCGTAGACCAGGTGGCCAATATCAACCTGTACAGACGAAGGAAGGCGAGCAACCGCCTTTGATTATTACTAGAGCCTTATCTTATTCGTACAAAAGTAAAACTCGTGAAGTATATCGAGCATGCCATGTGAAATATACAGATAAGGATAAGAAATCCGTTATCGAGGATACATTCGAAGATCCTGACCGTAAGGGTCACACGTACCTTGCTGTATTAGAGGTTAATGAACAGGTTAAAGATAAGGCTGAGGCAAAGAGATTGGCTAAAAAGAAGCTAAGAGAAGCCAATAAAGAAGCCGATACAATGTCTTTTAGTTTTCCTGGCAATCCTCTTATTATGGCATCGGTTACGGTTAATCTCGAAGGATTTGGGGTGTTCGATGGTAATTATTTAATTACTAAAGCAACGCATACATTAGGGGCCAATTATTCAACGTCGATTGATGTAAGGAGGTGTTTAAATGGCTACTGACATATTATCCACATTAGTGGATATAATATTTATTGGAAATGTTTCAAGTACAATTCCTGAAGAAGGTAAAGCCGTTGTTACACGCCTAGATAGAGAAGGTGTTGTAACGGCGCCATTATCTGTCATTAATCGAGGTGCAGCACATGATAAGGACTATTGGATGCCGGCTATTGATGACCAGGTATTGTGCATTATGTTGCCTAATCGGTCCGGACGTGGGTTTTCCGATGGATTCATTATTGGCACATTCTTTAGTAGTGCGGATCCGACTCCAGGCGGTGCGGATAATGGTAAACGTGTACTTACTGTTCCTGGAGATATGACTCTTAATGTTGGAGGTACTTTATCAATTAATTCAAGCGGTGGGGATGTAGTGGTCAATGGTATTTCCTTAGTTCATCATGTGCATGGCGGTGTAGTGTCTGGTGGTTCTACAACATCAGGACCAGAATAGGAGGTATAGATGTATATCGGTTATTTGGCGGATATAGTATTTTATACCGCATTAGATAATGTTCTTACTGTATCGGATGTAACGCGTTCAGGTAGTGCTCGATGGGAAAAGCACAATTTGATGTTAGAAAAGCCTGTCAAACAATTTAGCGGACCTGATGTGGAACAAATTACATGTAAGATTCTTATTTCTGCATCACTTGGACAATCTCCAGATAGTACTGTTAAGAAATTGCGAAATTATCGCGATACGGGGGCTGTATTACCGTTTATTATCGGTGGTAAACCTGTTAGTCAAAACTACTTTGTCATCATGTCTATGAGCGAGGATAGCTTATTCACGGATGCATACGGTAAGACTCAATCTATTGAGGTTTCTCTAACTCTTGAGGAATATTCGGATAATAATACAGTAGAAGAAAAGTCCATGCTAAATCAATATGGTCAGAAGTTCAATAAAGTTAATACGATATTGAGGAGGTTCTAGCCATGTCAGCAACGTATGAAATTAAACCAGTAACTGACAATAGGATATCGCTAGCACCTGAAAGTGAAGTCGCTGAGATTTTGCAGAATGTGCAAACGATTATTTCTACTGTTCGTGGTAGCGTGCCACTAGATAGGGAGTTTGGTATTGATGGTCGCATTATTGATATGCCTATCCATCAGGCGCAAGCTCATCTATCTAACGACATATTCCAACAAATTAAACGGTATGAACCACGTGCCAAAATTAGTGATATATCATTTACCGCCACACAAAATGGGGCGTTGATTCCGAAAGTGATGGTGACTGTATGAGATTATCTGATTTACCTAATGTTGAGTTTTTTAACACAGATAAAGAACACGTTCAACAGAAGGTATTTGATATTTACACAACAATAACAGGGCGAACCTTGGGAGAGGGCGATCCTGTTACTTTATTTTTAAATGTAATTTCGGAAATTATTATCCGATTATTGAACGATGCAAATTATGCAGCTAAACAAAATCTATTAGCCTATGCAGAAGGCGATAACTTGGACCATGTTGGAGCTGTTCCTGCTGCTGTTGAGCGATTAAAGGCAACGAAAGCGACTACAACAATTCAAGCAACATTGTCAGCAGTGCGCACGAACTCTGTCATTATTCCAAAGTGGACTAGAATATCAACTGGAAGTGGCGAATATTTTGCTACTGTTGAGGATTTGGTTATTCTACCAGGTCAACTTAATGGATCCGTAAAAGCAGAAGCACAAATTGCCGGGGCGCGAGGCAATGGGTTTAAGCCGGGCGAGATAAGTACAATTATTGATCCTATAGCTTATGTGGATACGATGCGTAATATAACTCTATCTGAAGGTGGTTCTGATACAGAGGACGACGAATCGTATCGCGAACGTATTCATGAGGCTCCAGAATCGTTCTCTGTGGCAGGCCCTGAAGGGGCGTATGAGTATTTTACAAAGTCCGCGTCGCACCTTGTGGCAGATGTAGGCGTATCTTCTCCACGTCCAGGTGAGGTTAATATTTATCCCTTATTAGCAGGAGGAGGACTTCCTGGGCAAGAATTGCTCACGACTATTACGGATTATTTATCTGATAAGAAACGTAGGCCTCTGACTGATAAGCTAACTGTATTAGCACCTACTACTACGCAATATAACATCGACGCTAAGTATTACATTGAAAAAGGCGCCGATGCAACGGTGGTAAAAGCTAAGGCAGATAAAGCAGTTAATGACTATGTTATATGGCAAAAGTCAAAATTGGGCCGTGATATAGTACCCAGTCGATTGGTTCAAATGCTCATGGATGTATCCGGAATTAAACGCGTTGAAGTAACGGCACCTATATTTACCCCGATTGCAGAACAAAGCGGCGTGGCAGTAGCCAATACAATCGCTGTAGCGCTCGCAGGAAGGGAGGAAGAATGATACTTGATAGCAAGTATACTAGTGCGGAGCATCTTCCGTCCTCAATCGATAGGGAACCAGTTAAGTCCCTTGCTAAAACGTGGGATGATATGCTGGCCGAATTTATGAATACGAATACTCTGCTATTATGGTCGTCTATTGATACTGAACCAGAGAGTGTAATTGATCATTTAGCGTATCAATTACACGTGGATGACTATGATAGTGGGTTACCGATAGAGACTAAACGTGAAATGGTGAAGAACTCAATTGATATTCACCGCCATAAGGGCACGCCTTACGCAGTTGAGAGGGCTGTACAGACAGTATATTCTGACTCGAAAATTGCAGAATGGTTCGAGTATGATGGTAGGCCTTACTATTTTAAGATTACGCTAATTACGGCTCCATTAAACGGCGAAGCAGATATAGCTAAGCTAGTACGAGCAATTAATACAGCTAAAAATGTACGGTCCTGGCTAGATGGTATTGAGTTTATTCGACGAATTAATTTTAATAAATATTTCGCCGGTTGGTGTGGGGTATCTAAGAAAGTGAATATTAAGTGTAATTTCACGAATGCATGGCGCATTAATTTAAATACCCATGTAACGTCTTATACTGTTGAATCGAAGAAAACTAAGATTAATGTAGTGCTAGATAATAGCGTTAGATAGGAGGAATATATGGCAGAATGGTCAAATGCAACCATGACTGATGTTGGCGCGAATTTGCAAGCGAAGGTGAATGCAGGCAAAACTAAGCTGACATTCACTAAAATCAAAGTAGGTAGTGGTGTTAATTCAACGAATCCATTGGCATTAACTGATGTAATCTCCTCTAAGTGGGAAACTACTAATTTTGTAGTTAAGCTAGAAGGTAAAATTGTAAGTGTTAATACAGTTATAACTAATACTGGTATACATGAAGCTTTCCGAATGTCTGAAATTGGGTTATTTGCACAAGATCCTGATAAAGGCGAAATATTGTATGCATACCTTACGGACCCTGAACCGGACAGAATGCCGGCAGAAAGTGGTGCGGTAGTTGTATCTCAAGAATTAACCATCGGAATGGTATTTAGTAATACAGGAAATGTATCGCTAACTGTTAATATGGGTGCGTTGGTAACACGTGAGCAGTTAACAGAAGCAGTTAAACAACATAACACAGATATTTCATCTCATCCAGCGATTACAGCTATGATTGCCAAAATCCTCGGTGCAACTAACTGGCAAGAAAATCCAGTTGCTACATTGAAGGATATAAAAAATCTTATCGGGCAAGGGGCTATCGTGGCATCTAAACTCGATGCTAATGCTGGTTTCGTAAAGTTCGCCAATGGTTTCACTATCCAGTGGGGAGTGGGTGGTCAAGATAACGTAACTAAGACAGAGGTACGATTTCCT